TCACTTATTAGCAATTTCCAATTTTTCTTTAATCTTATTAAGTGTATCCGCTTTATTTTCGTCGGACATTGCTCTGTAAGCAATCAAAAGCTTTTTTTCGTCATTTGAAAGATTATACAGTTTCAAAGTATCGCCAGGATCCTGAACTATCGGTAAGAAAGAACTTCCGTTACCAAGCAAAGTGTTATAATCCGTGCCGAAAATAGAAACAATTTTTCTTAAAACTTCATGGCTCGGCTCGGACACACCTGTTTCGTACTTTGTATAGGTTGTTCTGTTAATATTCAAAATATCGGCAACCTGCTGCTGTGTAAGTCTGCAAAGTTCACGATGTTGTTTTAGTCTTAATGCAAAAGAACTGTTTTTTCCTTCGTATTTAGCCAATTCTACACACCCTTTGTATATAAATGCTTGATATATATTTTAACTATTACAACAATTATAATACAAAGTTTATAATAATTCCACAAAAGTGAATATAAATCACTGTAAATTATTACCATATTGTTCCCAAAATAAGTCTTGAAATTTTCAAATATTCGTTGTATAATAGATGTTGTTAGTCACGATTTGCTGGTGTGGCGCAGTTGGTAGCGCAACTGATTCGTAATCAGTAGGTCGACGGTTCAAGTCCGTTCACCAGCTCCACAAATAAACCGCATAACCAAGCCGTTTTTAAGGCTTGTGTGCGGTTTTTCTTTTTGCCTGTTTCCCGTAAAACATTGCTTTTAACTGTATTATATTGTGAAAAGAATATGCAAAGACTATGCAGGATATACTCAATTGTAAAACGATTTTGCTTATCTTATACTTTATACTTTCTAAGTGTAATTTTATGCAAATACAGCAAAGCCCCTCAAATACCACTTTGGTATCCGAGGGGCTAAACTTATGTATGCTTATTCTTTTGTGTCTGTATTTGTGTCTGTATCGGTTTTATTTTCGACTGTATTTTTCAATCTGCGGACGATATTTACAAGGAATTTCGGAATTGGTGTGCCTAACCCAGCAAGGTTTTCAAGGATTGAAATAAGCTCGTTTATAATCAGCCACACGGAAACAATTAAGCCGAAATAATAGCTTGAAAACTCAATCCCTGCTGTGGCAAGTCCTGCACCGATGAGGTAATCAACTACACCGCCCACGCACACGAGAACGAGGTAGCATATCTTTTTAAGTATGCCCTTAACGCCAATACGGCTGTTAAGGGTTTTATTGATGTATGCCTCTGCCATACCTGTACCATAATCTATTATCATTACACAGATTAAAACTGCAAGCGGTACAAGCAATATGTTAAAATAAGCCGATAAAGCTCCGATAGCTACTGAAACAGTAGCCTGAATAATATTGTCTTTCATTTTATACCTCCTGATTAAGTCAAAGTAATCTGCACACCGTCAATTTTAGTGCCGAGAAGTCCTGCGTAACCGTCCTGATTACTGTCTTTTTCTGTATTATGCTGCCAATCCCAAAAGCCTGCACCCTGCTTACGCACTCTGTATGTAGCCTTGAAGTCGCTCACGCCGCTAAACTCGACCTGTACGGCATCAATGACTTTTTCCTTGATGCCCGCAAATCCGTTTCGATTATCATTGATGTTGTAACCTGTTACCCAAGGCAACCAGTCACCGTTGAGCAAGTGCACACGATAGCGAATTTTACCTCTTGATACCTTAAGAGCAATAGCAGAAATCGCCTGCTTGCTTCTTCCTGCTATGTTGCTAAGACCTTTTACTTCGCTGTACCATTTGTGATCAGCAAATACACGATAAGTCAGCGTTGGCTTTTCTGATGTGTTCTTATCAGCACAATTAAAAAGACTCTCATCATACACAATGTTAGTATCAAGCCTGCCGTTGTATCCATTAACACGACCTGATGAACTATTCTGCCAGATGTCGCAGTCAAGCTCTGCTCTGTCATTATACTGAGCAAGCCAAATACTGTATTTTCTCTTCAATTCATCATAATCAAGACAGTTGTTAAACCAATTCAGATTGGCATACACACCTACTCTGTAGTTACTTTTCTTGATTGTTTCGCAAAATCGTTCTGCAATCGCTGTAAGTTTTGTTTTGCCGAGTTTAACCATTGAATAATCTTCCAAATCATAATAAATCGGCATATCAAAATATTTGTTTTCAATACACTCAAGGCAGGCCTTAGCTTCTTTTTCTGCATCATTGATACTGTCGGCATAGCTGTACCAGTATGCACCGACTTTCAAGCCTGCTGATTTTGCATTTCTATAGTGACTTTCAAACATACTGTCTTTTTGCGATACTTCTCTGCCGTATCCTGCCCTTATTATTACAGCTTTTATGCCGTCATTTTTCATTTTGTTGAAGTCGATATTCTGCTGAAATTCCGAAACATCAACACAAGTTACTTTTGCCATAATCAACCCTCCCAAACTGCCATAATAGCGTTGTAGTACTCCTCGCTGAGCTGTTCCTTTAAAATCTCTCTGTCACTCTCGCAATTTGTATATGCATTGCGAACATTGCCGCCGACCTGCATTTCTGTGCCGTTGATTTCAATAAACTTCTGTCTTAATACGCTTACACTGTCTTTTGTGAGCATATCGAGTGTAATTCTTTCTTTAATTTCCATAGTAACTCGCTCCTTATCTGATTATGTAAGTAATAATGAAATTGATTTTTTCGTCCTCTGCAAAAATGTCCGTTGAACTGATATAAATCCAAGAGCCGTCAAGTCTGATGTTTATTAATTTATTTGCTGTTGAATATACAACAAAACTAGACAACCTACTTTCGTTTTTTGCCGCATACGGTAAACCTGACATCTGAATATATTTTTTATGAGAGAGCAGTGCCGTAATATTGACCGATACAGTTACAATATTACCATTTTTAGAATATACAAAACTGCCCTCGCAACCAGCATATATTTCTTGGGCTGGTGCTAATGTTCCTGTACCACTCTCAAAATTTGAGCTATCATATTTAGCCGCAAGCGACTTGTCTGTCGCTGTTTTGTTGTCTGTTACGGTCTGACTCAGAGTACTGATTGACTCATCAGCTGAGGACTTATTGTCTGCAATCTGCTTGCTTAGCTGAGCGACTGCATTGTCTACACTGTCCTTATCAGCTTTAAGATTAATCTTCATTGTCACTGTTTCGTCAATGTCTGTTATTTCATCTTCAAGCTCGGTTTTATCTGCCTTTGCAGATAAGGCTGTGTTAATCGCAATTATTCTCTCGCTTAGCGTGTTGATGTTGCCATCCGCAAGCGCTATGTCTATGCTGTTCTCGTATATGCCGTTTTCGATTTTGTTCAGGCTTTCTGCGCAAAGTGGTGTAGCTGTGCTCGGTGCGTCTTCCCAATTTGTTTTTGTGTATGCCATAATATTTATTCCCCCTTTGCCTCTATGCTGTCTGTCAGAGCTTTAATTCCGCTCAGTGTACGGCTCAGCACATAGGCTTTTACTTTTTCTTTTTTAGGTTGTCCTGCGTTATCATATACAAAATCACCGTTTGAATCAGTAACATAGCTTTCAATTTCTATTCCGTCACCGATCTGCACCCAAGGTCTGCCGTCAAGAGTAGCTGTAAGCGGAGTGTAGGAACAATAATAAAATCGTTCGCCTGTTTTTCCATGCAATAAACTTTGCACATCGTGCACCAGTCCGCCGCCAATGCCGTCATCTTTCTGCCAACAGACTACATTTTTAGTAAAATCATATGTTACAACATCCTCGCCCCACTGTGACTCTGCCACGGTGGTTTTAGCTTTTCTGTCATTTAACGAGTAACCGTAAGAAAAACTAAAGCCGTTATAGCCGCTGCTGTTATATTCCTCAGCATATAGATTTTCGTAAAAATCGTATGTTTCTGTACTCTTGCCGAGTTCGATGTATCTAAAAACACCATAGCTTGCATTAGGAATAATTGTTCCGAATACTCCGAGCAATTCACAACAATTCTTGAGCAGCTCGCCGTATGTAATTGTATTTGAGTCCTCAAGCCATGCTCTGTTGTATGTCGGGAAATTTCGTACAGTTAAGCCTGTTGATTGGTTTATCACCTCGTCAAGAATATCTTTGTTATCCTCGACCTGAATCATATGCTTTCCGTTGTAGTTAAGGCATAGCACAACCAATTCGCCGATTTTATAGCCGTTTGGATAAGTTTTCCATAAATTAAACAGCTTATTTGTTGCGTCAATATCATATAACATAGAGAGTGCGTCATAAGCGACAATGTGTCGCTTATTGCGGTTATTCTTGTCGAGCTTGGCACTGTCAATAATACCGCTAAACAAATAATATTCCTTTGCAGCTACGGTTTCTCCCGGCAAAAGTGATGTGCCTAAAAACAGCTTTGCAGATGGCAGCAGCTTTTCTCCGCTCGGAAAACGCTGCGTTAATTTTACGCTTATCCATTTGCCTACAAGGTCATTTGTAAAGGTTCTGTCAATTGAATTTACAATGTCAATGTTAATTTCAGCGGCAATACAGCCACCAAATTTCAGCTTGCTTTCATCACAAATTGACTGTTTAAGGCTCATACTTTCGCTTGCTATATTTTTCTCTGTTATATCTGGATATTCACCGTCGGGAAATGAGATTGTCAGTATATTTTCAATCAAATTTTCGATTGCCTGCTTTTTGTGCAGACTTGAAACTTCAAGCAAATTAACCACCTCAATATTCAATAAATGTAAATGTTACCGCCGCATATTTAATGTTGTCTGCGGTAATAAGCTTTGGCGTGTATGTTATATCGGGTATATATGCGGTCATAGTGCGGTACGCAAGAAGTTCATCGTCCCAGTATTCAACATTGAGCTTGCGTTGCTGAGAATTTGACATAGCACCGTTTAAAACACTGCGAATAGTTCTCATTTCAGCAAGGGTAAGACCGTCCTTGGTATTGAATGTAATCTTAGTTTTGTTGTTCGGTGATGTTACTCGCCTTAAAAGGTTGTTGCTGTCACGATAAGCTTTAATCTCCGTACGCTGTAAAGGTGTGGCTTGATAACTCTCTTTAGCTATGAGCTTATGTGGAAACTGCAAGCCGTTTTTCGGGAATTTAATTAAATAGCCTTTAAATTCACTCAATCTTATCCCTCCTTACGCAAAAGCGGACCTGCCAGTGCGTTTCTTGATTTTGTTATTCTCATCAGCAACAGCCTCAAAAAGTACCCTGCCGTCGGGCATAGTTAAGGTAATGTGAATATCACCGCCGTTGCCCGCTCCGCCATATTCAGCAAGTACCTCAGCCATAGCCTGTTTCATCGCAGAAATCGGAGATACTACCTCAGGTTCACGCTTATTATCGCCGAGAACTGCTAGAAATTCACCGTAATTTGCAGGTACATATGTGCCTGTAGCAAGTTTGGGGATGTGCACCTTATCAAGCCGACCTGCGTGCCATTCCTGCCCAAACAACTTGCCTATCGAATTTGCAACCGTGTCCACACCCGACAACATTTTATTGATTGCAGAAATAAAGCCGTTTATAAAAGTTTCAATTCCTGTTAGTGCATTGTTAAGAGGAGTTTTTAGAATGTCATAAATCGGAGTGAACACATTTGAAAAGATTGTTTTTATAGGTTCTAAAGCCTTTCTTATATTCTTTAACATCATGGTAATGACACTCTGTACCTTTATACTTGTATCAGATAAACCATTGACAAGACCTAAAACTGTATATTGTCCACGCTTATACATTTCTCTTGAAGGTGAATGTATATCCATTGCACTGTCGTATTCACTTAATACAGTATTTGCAAGACCATTACTGTTTTTGACAAGTGCCTCCTTATATTTCTGTGTACCCTCAACAAGACCCATAACGGTGTTTTTTCCTGAATCTTCGGCAGCCTCTTCCAGTTTATTTAATGTTTTCCATTGCGAGTTTTGCACATCTTCAAGGCTAATCATTCCGGCTTTGTATGTCATCAAAACGGCAGCGGCATCGGAATAATCTCCCTTAAGAACTTTTTGAACATCAGACATATCATCTTGTGTCATTATCAGTTTGTTAAGTTCAGCAGTGCATTCATTGTATGAACTTTTAAGTTCCATTAAGGAATTTATTTCTTCGTATCCACCATCACCTAAAACTGTTTCAATATTATTTTTTGCGTCTATTCTATCATCTGCTTTTACAGAATTGTCTTTATATTTCTTGTATTGACTAATAAGCCAACTATAAGTTTTTCCACTCTGCTTTAATTTATTTTCAATTTGAGTCTGCTTAGAATTAAGTTCTGAAAGTAATTCGCTTTGATTTTTTCTTGATGAAATTATAGATTTAGAATTTTCGGTTTGTAATTCGGATAAAGCCGAACTGTTAGCTAATAATTGATATTGATCAATCGTATTATTGATTTCATCTTGTATCTCAGATAAATCACCTTTTAGCTCGACCTTACCCCCATCACTTATTGTGACATAATTATCCCAGGTATCGCTAAAACCGCTAACATTATCTTTAAAATATGTAACAATGGTTTGCAATTCTGACTGTTCTTCAGGAGTAAGTTCAGCTTTGCTGATTAAGGTTTCAAGTTTATCCTGATATTCATCAATCAATGTATTATCAGCATAGAGCTGGTCAACCTTATCTAATGTATTTTTGATTGTGTCGGTAATTTTCTGCGTTGTATTTTCAAGTCTGTTTTTCACATCGTCTATTTCATCACAAAACTTTTTAGCCTCAGAATTGCTCCATTTTAGTTCATTGTAAATTTGAACCGCTGAAACAATACCCGTTATTGCGCTTGCTATAATAAGCAGAGGGTTAGCCGAAATAACCGAACTGATGTTTTTAACTGCTGATGTGACTTCACTTATACCACTCGCAATAGTCTTACCGGTCTTGAATGCGATAACTGCTGTGGCAACAGCGCCAATACCCGTTGCTACTGCTTTTAACATATCCGGACTTATCTTATTAACTATATCTGAAATTGCCTCAAGAGCCTCAGAAAACAAATTTAACAAATCCGGTACAGCTTTCTCAATCGTCCATTTTGCAAGCGGCAATAAAACATTCTTGTACGCTTGTTTTAGCTTATCTCCGCAAGCCTTGAGCAGATTTTTGAATCCCTCGGTCAAGCGTTCAACCGCCTGTGCAACGGGGTTAATGTCAAGGTCCTCAAGCCATTCGAGGCGGTCAGCTGACATTTCATCAAGCAGCCCTGTTATATCTTCGACAATGCCTAATATGCTCTCCCAAATTTTTCTGCCTGTATCGTTTTTCTCCCAAGCGTCTTTAATTTTGGTTCTGAGAGTTTCAGTATAGTTATTGCAGTTGCGGATAATCTCAAGTATATTGCTCCAAATTTTCTCGCCCTTACCGTCATTCCACACCTGCCTGAATGTATCGCCTACCGTATCCAAAAGCTCAACAAGGCTGTTCCATTTGTCGATAAACGATTGCACCACGCTGTCGCCTAAGCCTGCTTTGTCCCAAGCATTTGTAAAAGCCTCTGCAATGTCGCCAACTGTGCTTACAAAAGTGTTAATTAATGAGTTGATATTTTCAAGCACCTTTTCGCCTGTGCCGTTATTCCACACTTTCTCCCACGAATTTTTAATTGTTACGCAGGCGTTTTTTACCTTGTCAAGCGAATTTACAATATTGTCAATAGTCTTGCTTGTGTGCCTGTCGCTTTCAAGCATAGCTTGCTCAAGTGCATTTTGCATTGATTTGATTTCAGAGCTTGGCGCTTGCGTACTTGTGTCTGAGCTGTTGTCCGAGGTGTCGCTCATCACATTGAGTTCATCAAAGCCTGCAAGGTTTTTCTGTAAGTCCTCAGCTGCCTCCGATGTTTTTTCAATCTCAGATGTAGAACTGTCCGCTTGACTTGCAAGGTCTGACATATCGCTTACAGCTGAGCTTGTCGCATTGCTTGTTGCAGTAGAATAGCCGAACACCTGAGCTGTAAAGTCTTTAAACTTCTGTGCCGCAACGCTAAGTCTTGAGATAAACTGATTAATGCAATTAAGCAGCGGAGTAAAAGCATTTATCAAGCCTTGACCGATTGTAGCCTTTATACTGTCAAACTGCAACTGTAAAATTCTCGTTTGATTTGCCCAGCTGTTCTGAGTGCGTGCAAAGTCACCCGTTGCATTGCTCAACTGACCGAGTACAAAGTTATATCTAAGCGTTACCTTTTCTCCTCAGTCATAGCAGATGTGGTCTTGCCCCATCCGTTTGCCATTGCGTAATTGTCAAGTGCGTTCTGCGTCATCACAATGCCAAGGTCTTTGAGCGTTTCGGTTTCACCGCTGAAAACAGATTTTAGCTTTGTGTACGCCTCGTCTTGTGTGATGTTATAAAATGACGCCACATCGCCTGTGAGAGCCGTTAATGCTGTTGACATATTAAATGCTTGCTGTTCCGTAAAGCCGAAAGCCTCTGCCATAGAGCCGAATGTACCGACATATTTTTTAGCCATAGTTTCGGATAAGCCGTAAGCATTTTGCGCCGACTTTGCCCAATCGTCCACCTTTGCCGACATATGGCTGAAAGTGACATCAACTACATTCTGTACCTTTGCAAGGTCAGAGCCAAGCTCTATGCTTTTCTTGCCAAAGCTCACAACCGCCGCCGTACCGAAAGCGGTAAGCAGCGTTCTGCCAATCATTTTCGCCTTGCTTTGCAGTCTGTCAACAGCCGTTCTGACTGTTTGTAATGATTGCTTAGCCTTTTTTGCACTCATAGAAACTGATTTCTTAACGCTTTCGCAAGTATCATTTGTGCTTTTGCTGACTTCCTCGGTATTTCGCTTAGCTGTACTCTCAACCTTATCAACAACATTTTCGGCTGATTGCTCGACTGATTCTGATACCTTTTCCGTTGCCTGTGCGGTTTGCTTTGCCGAATTTTGAGCCTGTTCGGCTTTTTCTTGTGTGGCAGTAATTTCACGCTTTGCAGAGTTTTCTGCCGCCTGAACCGATTTATCAGCCTGCTGCTTAGCAGTTTGTGCTGTCTGCCTTGCCCCCGACTGTGCCTTGCTCTGAGCCTGTGCAATAGCCTTGTTGATTTTCGCAATATCCGAATTAAGACCGCTTGTGTCGATTTTGGTATTAAAAATCAAACTACCGTCAACCGCCATATAATCACACTCCTTTCTGTAAAATTAAAAGGGCACAGCAAATGCGGCCCCCTTGTGGTATAAAAACAGCGCACACCCGAAGATGTACGCTGTAAAATTTGAAAAATTTTAGCCACCCCGTTTTTGAGTGGCTTTTTCATTGAAGATAGATTAAAGGATTGCGACTGTCAGCTTATTTTTATGGTCGCCAATGACAGTTAGGACATTCTGCGATGTCATTATAGGAATTTATACAATGACATTGTGGGCATTCCCACTTATCATTACTAACAAATTTTGCTTGTCGGCTGTCGGTATGTTCCAAATGGCAGTTAGAACATTCCGTCGCCTCTGCTTTGTTCATACAATGACATTTAGGACATTCCCAATCTGTTGTTTTGGCGATTACTGAGCTTTTACCTGCACCCAGCTCTTCAAGATAAGTAAGTATTTTAGCAATACCGCCAAAAATCAGGCATAATAATACTGTTGATACCCAGCATACAAGCACTAAAGTAAAATTAAAACTGCGGGTTACGGTATCAGTTAGAAAATTTGTATGTACGCTTTGGAAAACTGCGCCTAAAGCTATTCCTCCGACTGCACCAAGTATCAATAGTACGACTGTTATACCTTTGTAAAATTTGCTGTTCATAAAATCACTCCTCTGTTACATAATATAACAAAGTTTGTGTATTGTCAACAATAATTTTGTGTAACACCTATACAAGATTGTTTATAAAATCCTCTTCGGCGTCAAGTTCTGCTTGCTGTTCGGGAGAGAGCTTTTCCTTGATGTCAACAAGCTCTTTGTGCTCATTGTAAAAATCACGCTCCCATTTTTCAAGCTTTTTGCCCTTAGCACGCTTGCCTCTTATGTTCATTACCTGCGAGAGCAAGCCGTCGCCTACCTCACTGAAATAGCCGAGAAAAGTCCACCAATGCACATAGCTTGCAATCCTTGTTTCAAAGCCTGCGACCTTGTTAAGTGCTGGGAAAATAATGCTTTCGTCATAGCTCCAATCAATAATTTTGACTGGAGCTTTTTTCGATTTCGGCACATCTCCGCCGTCAAGAAACCACAATGCCTTTTTGAGTGCCTCCTCAACATTCTTTGGAACTTCCTTGTATAAGCAATTCAAGCATACTGCCGCTTTTTCGCAGTAGGTTAGCTCTTTGTCGGCATAAGCCTCGAAAATCAAGAGAGCAATACGAAAATCGGAATTAATCTCGTACTGCTCTCCGTCTATTTCAAGGCTTGTAGGAAGTAATCCAATCACTTTGCAAGCCTCTTTGCTTGATTGAGGTACTTCTCAATATGTTTGCTCTGCTGAGCGTGTGCGTTTTCAATGTCACTTACGATGACCGGCACAACGCAGTTGAGAAAGTTCTCAAAAATCATACTGCCATCATCACAGATTGAAAGGCAATTTACATCGCCAAACGCACCCTGACTTACACCTGCACCGAGAACATAGTCTATTTCTTTGCGGATTTCCTTGTCAACATCAAGAAAAATTTCAAAGGTTACATCCTCGGGTTTCATATTCTTGTACTTCTGCACAAGCTCTTCTGTGCGTTCTGTCAGCTTGTTGAGTCGCTCAACGAGTGAGTAGTCTGTGGTGTTAATCTTGATTACTGTGTTTTCATCATTGTTGATTGCATATGTTTTTAAGGGTGTTTTAAAATTCAAACTCTGCATAGAATCACTCCTTATACAGTTTCGGTAAATGTCGGTACCTTATCTGAGATTGTCGCTGTACCCTGCTTTCTGTTGCCGTCAAATGTTACATTAAACGGAATGTTTACACCGCCCTGCGCACCGCCGTATGACTGCGGTTTAACGATGCAGTCCTCAATCCAAGCATCATAAGGGCCTGTTTTCTTGTCAATGAGCATTTCAAGAATTTTGGTTTTGCAGTCATCACCGGTAAGGCGGTTCATTGCAATATCCTTGATTTTCGGGTAAATGCTGTCACCTGTATTTGCGTAATATGTACCTGCGTCAAGGGTAGGCTCGTAGCCATTGTCATTTACAGAGGTTTCATCAAGAATGTTCTTTACTGTGCTTGTGTCCGGACTAAGCTCGACCGACATATCGTCAATGTCCTTGCCGATAAGATACCACTTTGGACTTTCGCCTGTGCCAAAGCTTGCGTCAATAAAATGTAAAAGGTAACTTCTCTTAAGTTTACCGATATCGGGTGTTGATGCTGCCATAATAATTCCTCACTTTCAATTTTCAATAGTGTATTGGGCGGTGATTTGCAATTGGTACTGCACACCGCCGTTGTTGTTTTCGTCAGGTATGCTGTAAAGCATTCCGTTTGAGCAAGTGAGTTTTTTAAGCTCACCGTATAAAATGTTGTCGCCGACTTCAACTTCTATGTCACCCTCTGCGTGCCGTTCAAGCCACATTTGCAGCTCAAGCAGCATTCCGCTGTTTACAAGGCGGTCATAATCGTTGAGTGACTGGCAGGTTGCGTACAGGATAAAGGTGTGATTGCGTGTTTGATTTCCTAAAATATCTTCCTTTACAAGCGTGTCGCCTGTTGGGGAAAGTCCAAAATCCTGTACCTTATTTGTTGAATAATCAATGTGCACAAGCTCGCCGATTTTCGGAAACTCCTGCACAACGGACCTTACAAGTTCGATTATATTCATTTTGCATTACTCCCAAGTCTTCTTGCCGCCGCTTGCAGAATATCCCTTTTACGGTCGGCTTTCATTCGCTCAAACCACTTTTTGCCCGCAAGCGGGTGCTTGTCCTTGCTGTAGTGAATATCTCTGCCTGTCGGGTGTTTTTTCTTGCCTTTAGGACTTCGCCAACCGATTATAATGCCGTCACCGCTATAGCGTCCGAATACGATATGCTCTGTACCGTCTTTCTCTCGCACGATCGGATAGTTAGGACCATACACCTTGCCATAGTAAAGATACCTTGCATAAGGTGTAACCTGTTTAATTTCTCCACTGCCGATAACGGTATGTATAGTTGCGGAGTTTTCGAGTACGCCGATTTTAAAAGGTGTGTACGGCTTCATCAGCTTAATGCAATCCTTGTCAACCTCTCGTTGTGCTCTTGCTATATGCTTGTTTAAATTATTAGCAAATTCTTTATTCCACTTGAGAGAAAGAGTGCCGCTAACATCAGACGGCTGATTCACATTAAAAAGCATTTAATCACCTCGCAGATACTTTGATGTGCTGTAAATCCGCAGGGCCGTAAAGCAAACGGTCAATACTCATTACTGTGTGAATTTCGTATTTGTCACGCAAGGTTTTTAGGCTCTCTGATACGCTTCTGTCGCTTGAATTATCAAAGATGAAATTACACTCACCTTTTACAATAATGTCTTGAGAGGGGGACAGAGGGGATATATCAGCGTTTGGAAACAGACCGTTGCTCGGAAATAAAAAATCATTCGGAGCAAGAACAAGCGCATTTAACGGAATGTATATAGCTATTCCGTCAGCGTTCTGCATTCCGCTTTTAAGTACATTAGCGGCTTTGCACTCCTGCCAATGGCAATGCGGAATAATAAGCCTGTCAAAGCCTTTGCCGTTAAATCTGTAAAGGGTCAGCATAGTATCCGTAAACATAATCAAACACCTCTGTACAAAAGGTCTGTGTCTGCAAGATACTTATATACTGCGGATTTAACACATCGTGTAAGTTGCTTTTTGCGAACCTCACAGCTTTCATACGAGCGTGACACATCTCCGACTTTTTCTGATGTTATGCCCTCACTGCCGCTCATATTATCGGCTTTATACATCAGCTCTGCGACCTCACAGCAACAAAGTTTCACAGGCTCGATTATATCCTTTGTATCGTCGATATTTGAGCCTGTGTAAGCATTAATAATAAGCGTTGCCTCTCTTGCATAGTAGGCAAAAGCGGAGGTAATGACCGCTTTTCTGCCACATAGATATACGGATTTATAATAATTTTCGTCAGCGTAAACGGTCAATATTAACACCTTCTTAAGCCTTAGCAGCAGCGTGGAGATAAATGCCCGCTGTCTTATTTTCGTAAACATCTGCAATACCGACCATTCTGTAACCGAACTTGTAACCGTCCGAATCCTGATTCACAGCAGGTTCGATGACCTTGGTATCAAGGTGCTTTGTAAACTGAATAAGCGCAGGCTTATGAATAATCATAAAGTTGATGTTTGAGGCGGCAGTGGCTTTCTGATAGCCGCCCTTGGTCTTGCCGCTTGATGTGCCGTCAAGCTGTTCAATCGCTGTATAAAAGCGTGTCTGCGGCACTGTGATAATCTTAGCAAATCTGCTGAGAACCTCTCTTGACTTTGTTGTGTCCAAATCCTGCACAAGTCCGTAAAGAGTTGGTGTAATGTAAAGGTAACGCTGCTCGTACGGAACTTCGTCCTCGTCCATCTGAGTAGTACCCTTGCGGAGTGCCTCGATTACTGCCGCACCTGTGGTAAGGTTTGCAGGTGTGGCAGAGGTAATACCTGCGTGACTTGCGTATGCGGCAAAGCGGAATGCGTCAAGCTCCGGCACAACCTTTGTGCGGATAAACTCGCCCGAAAGTCTGCCGAACGCAACGCCTGCGGTTTCTACATTGTCCATTGTATCAACAGTAAACATTCTGCCACGGTCGAAGTTACATTTAACCGTTTCGTTAGTAAGGGTAACATCGCCGCCAACATATCCGCTGTTACGGGAATAATTTGCAAGTCCGTCCATTGAAATCATTGGAATAATAAGTTCATTGGAGTTTGCGCCCGCTGTCGCAAGGTCGGACGCACCGTCAAGTTCGCTTGTAAGTGAACTCTGCTTGTAAACCTCGTCAAGCAAAGTAGTGTAAGTTTTAAAAAGTGCAATAGAATTTGCCATAAATTTTCACCTCATTAATTATTTTTCGTCTGTACTAAGTCCCATTGCCGCCCTCATACTTGCGAGCGGATTAGACTTAATGCCTGCATTTCCTGTATTTTTCACAGGATTTTGGAAAGGCTCGTCCGAGCCGAACATATAGCCGTTTTCGGATTTCACGCTTTCAAGAGCCTTAGTAATATCGTCTGCCTGATTTTTTGATGTTTTAAGACTGTCAAGGTCAAGCAAAGCCTTAACCGCCGTTGCGTTTCTCGCACCGCTCTTTGAAATAGCGCCGTCAAGTACAGAGTTAAACTCCATTTCCGCAATTTTTGTTTGATACTCGGTTTCTTTGTCTTTAAGGCTTGTGTTGAGTTTTACAATCTCGCTTTTAAGATTTTCGACATCTACGCCCTCAAACCTCTTTAAGTGCTGTCTGTGCTGTTTCAAGCTGTGATTTGTAATTATCTCTTGCGGTTGTGATTTTTTCAACCTCTGCAACAGTCTTGTAATTTGCAAGCACCGCCTTGTCAAACTCTGCCTTTTTCTCATCGGGAATCGTAATACCGATTTCAGAGAGAAGTGTGTGTATGTTCTTCATAATATAAATCCTTTCTGCATAGCTTGTATTCCGCTTTGCCTGCGGTAGAAATTCAGCCGTATAAACCAACGGCGGGGTAAAATAAAAGCACCTATGCAATCAAATGCAAGGGTGCTTAGTCTGCTTTATTTTTGTTGTCTTCAACCTCAATAACAAAACCTCGGTCAATAAGGCTTTTCGCTCGGTCTTTGGTACATTCAAAGACTTCATTGACAGGTCTGTTGATAAGACCGTTCATTTTATCGTTAAACGACACAACTACTTTTACTTTCATTTTGTCACCTCATTATTTATTTTTCTACTAATTCGTAAGTCTTTCTAAATATGTCAGGTTTACAAGGATATTTTTCACCATTAACACCAGTAATAATATAATCACCGGGACTTGCTGTCATATCACCTTCAAGTGTATGTATAACGATTTTTTTGTCGGTTTGATATGCTTCTACTACAACAGCTTTTTTCCGATACTTTTTCATATTCATTTTGTCACCGCCTTTCAAATTTTTGGTATAAAAAAAGCACTCAATCCGATTGATTAAGTGCTAATCTCTGTATTAAATTCACGCATAACAAAACCGCCCACAAGGAGCGGTTAGTCTTCTTCCAAGTAGTCAAATTCACTCGACATTGAGCGTTCTTTTTCTTCGTCTGTTAATGTAGAAAGAAATTCTTCCATACATTTTATTTGCAATTCAATAGGTCCGTCGATAATTGCGTTTCTTGATTTATTTTCTTCCACTCCAAATCACCCCAGCTTTTGATTTATTTAGCAAAGTTTTAACAAATCTATCTTTTTCCTCATCGGTTTCCTTAACCACTATCTTCTTATACAATCTATTACACTCAAGAGCAAATCTATTGTTGTCAAAATCATCGGTTTTAGTTAAATATTCAACTGTGCCGTTGTTTTTTACAATAGTAATTGTTCTAACATTTTTATTTGCAAATACATCCAAATCGTTCATAGAATAACTACTGTTTCTCGGATGATTATGTAAAATAGTTAAATTTTTTCCTTTTGTCTCCAAGTATGTGCCAAAGTCAATTTTTTCATCAGAACCTGTAAATGGTTTATAGTCAACCAATCCGTCGCGAAAAACAAATGCAACTTCTTTATTGTCATTTTGTTCTTTTGAAAATTTCAAAAGCTCCTTATGTTGTTTTTGAATTTCAACCCTTTGTTCTTCAGAATATCCGTCAATATCAACTTTCGGCACTCGCTCGATAGCTTTATCTGTTATTGGCGTAATAGGCTTTTTATTTTCCTCTTTTATTATACCACTACCGCCCGATTTTTCAACACCGAATTTACCTTTAAAGGTATGATTTTCTGTGTTTTTAATCGGCAAAGAAGTAGTTTTTATTCCGCCTATCGGTGAACTGGCTTTTTTAGGCTTTGTAATACCCTCAACGCTGCTGCCGCCAACCGTTACCCTGTCCCATTGTTGAGAAAGTCCGACGCTTTTTGAGAAGTTCACATATTCATCGGAAGTTTTTACATATCTTGCACGAGCGTTAATTATTGCTTGCTCGTCAGCCCCGCCTTCTTCAAGCAATTTTATTTTCTGCCTTTGCGCCCGCATTGCGGTTTCAAGTCTGCGCTGCCTTTGGGTTGCCTCATACTTTGTGTATTTCTTACCGTTGTACTCGACAGGCTCGTTTTCCTCTGCATTCATTTGGTCGAGCTGTTCGTCTGTATAGGTGCGTGGGGTTATGCCGGGAGTGAAAGGCGAATATGAGTGATAGCAGTTTGCGCCGCACAACCCTGTTACTGTACCAAGTCCGCACACGCTTTCAAGCTCTTCCTTGCTGTAAACTCTGCCCTGCCACACCTGATGCGTCGGTCTTGCACCGCTGTGCCACGATACCTCAAAATAGTTTGTACCGAGTTTTTCGGCATTCTCCTCGTTGATTTTGCCCACAACCTGATTAAGTCCCGTTGTAACCGCCCGCCTTGCCGCAACCGTAACTCTGTTGCTGTGTCCGCTTGCATAGTCAACCGTACGCAATCCGCTGTTTGTCATTTCGGTTACGGTTTTTTCGAGTACGGTATTATAATCACTCGCACCGCTTGCAATTTCCGTGACGGCTTTATCAAGAGTTTCTTGGTAGTAATCGGCGGCAGGAGTAAATCCTAAGCTGCCGTCAGGCTGTCGCTTGGCAAAACCCATTGACTGCGTTATGTTCTTGCACTCGCCCTGTGTCTGTGCCTGCACCGCCCTCACAAATTGCTGTAACGGTTCATTTTCGGCATAGGGTATAAACTCCTTGCCCTGCTCTTTAAAAACGCTCTCAGCCTCGTTATAGCCGCTTTCTATAACACCCGAAAAGATGTTTTTAATCTCACTATTGCTTAAATCAAGTGTATTTTGCACTATGCTTTTGATTGCTGATTTACTCTTACCGAGCTTGTAAAGTCTGCCGATTTTGTAAACGCTTGTCGGTGTAAGCTCTTGTGCAAGCACCAACATTCGCACAATGTCAGCCATTATGCTCATTTGCAGGCTGTCAAAAATCTGTTCGAGCGCTGTGGGGATTGCCTCCATAATCTCAGGCGTAAACATCAGTCAACAACCTCCGAGGACTGCGGCAGGTTCTTTTTTGCTGTCTTTTCGTCCTCTCCGTACCATTTCATACGATACTCATCAGGTCGCATAATTCCAAGACTCAAGTCCTGAATATCCTGTGTGCGTTCGGTCTGTTCATCGGTGAGAATACTGTCCTTAAAGTCACAAACGAATGTGTAACCGCTTGTTGTCAGCGAATTGTAAAAGGCGAGAGCATACACCAAATCGTCAAGACAATATTTAAGCTGTTTCTGAATTGCCGATACAGTGTTGTACTTTCGGTTCTTAGCCGATAATATCTCCGTAGCCGTCTTTGCGACAGTGTCGGGGTCGGATAGGTCGCCATATGCAAGACCGACCGAAAATTCAAGTCTGCGAAGATATGTATTTAGCCCGTCGGTAATATCAGATTGACGAATTGCAGGAGAAAAATCTTTGAACAATTCATTATCTCCGAGGTCAACATCTACAGCTTTGTAAAGTCTTTTGTTGAGTTTTTCAGTACCCTCTTTCTTGAAAGCTGCGGCATCAACATGTATTGCCCTTTCGCCGCTCTCAAACTCCCAATCAAGTCTGCCGAATTGTGTGTCTATTTTACGAATAAGATTTATGTCATTTGCGTAGACAGAAACACCGCAAGATGAGCCGTCAATCGTGTTTTTAATCGGTGTGCGAAAATAACCGAAAGCAGGGCGGAGCATCGCAGGGTATGTAACAGCATTCGGCAGGCTTGCCCACTCGTCAACTGCCGCAAGCGGAATTTCTCTTCCAAGTTGCCCCTCACTTGCAGACACATAAGCAGTGTTGGTAATTGTCAATCCCTTTTTGGTATCAAGGCTGTGATACTCAAGCCTTGTGTAGTAGTTGTCGCCGATCTTCTTAAATTCAGGAAAGATGACTTTTACAAGCCTATGCCTTGCGTCAAATTCAATCGGCACAAAGGCATTTGCGGAAATATACTGCACCTTGTCGCCGCCTAACGGTTTAATCACCATTGCGCCTGTTGCAAGTCCCGACTGCAATTCGGAGTTAAGGTCTTCCGTTGCGGTTTCAAAGATTTTCTGCAATTTGTCATTGCTTACGCTTGCAGTCATTTCGTTAAGCGTGATGTTTGCAAACTCCCTTGTGATTGACTGCTCAAGTCTAAGGCTTATTACATCGTCATTAAGCCAAGGGGCATTGCCCGAAAAGCAGTTTTGCCAAAGCTCAATACTTGAGAGCATATCGTCTGTAATTGCAGGCTTAATGCCAAGTGCCTGCTTAATATCTTTCAGCGGAAACAACCTCTGCCACACTCCTTTCAGATAGTTTAAAAATTGCATATTACACCGCCCTTATAAATCTTTTCATATCCCGTTCAAATGTGTATTCAAAACCGTCAAGGCTGTCGATGTCGGTTGAGCCATCGTCAAGTCTTTCGTCAACAAGTTTTTTATCGTTCCAAACAGCCTCACAAAGAGCCGTTTTCAGCGTGTCGCAGCCGTCAGTGTAAAAGAACCTGCCTGCACCCATAAGTCGCAAGGTGCATTGAATACGGTCTTGTACAGGACATTTGCGTGCCGGTCTGACTATCGTATTTGGGAAATGCTCCTCAAACGCTCTTTTAATTCCTCGACCGAGTACAGTTTCGGCATTATCCCAATACACAAAGTCCACAACACCGCATAAATCAAAAACAGACTGTGCAAAATTAATTGCCAGCCTGTCAATATCGTTTCCGTCGTATTCACCGAAGTGTCGTTCGCTTTTCAATGCTATTAAATTATTGTAGCCTCTTGTCTTTGCCGTTGCCACAAATGAGTGACCCGATTTATTGCCGCCAAAGTCAATGCCGATTGTTACTTCTTCAAGTTCCGATTTCAAAAACTGCCTGTACGGTAAATCCGTGTTGATTTTGTCGGTAATTTGACAGTAAAATTTTTTGGGATTATCGGCAAATCTGCGGTAAATAGCACCCTCGGCACGCACCCACTTACCGAGAATAAGACGGTCATAGAAAATAGTGCCCTCATATTCATTGCAAAGGTTCTTCACAAACTCTTCGGATAAGAATTTATTATCGAAAATCGTGTATTCCTGCAAATAAATGTCTGCGTCACTGTCAATGAATTTCTTGAGCCAGTGCGTTGGGTGTTCGGGGTTTAAACTGCCGTCAAAGCACGAATAAGGCTTGTCAAGTCGGGATTTAAGCATATTGAAAACATCTTCGTTCCACTTTGCAACCTCATCACCGTAAATATATTTTGCCGACGCACCCTGAATTTTAGCAACCTGACTGACCTTTTCCGCACCCAAACAGTACACATCTTCACCGCACACTTTTGCAATGTTTCGGCTGTTAATCGTACCGACAACATCAGAGGTGTAACGCTCTCGCATAGGCTGCAGTACATTTCGCTCAATGGTTTCTTTTGACACGCCTATGATAAAGCACAAACCGTCCTTACCGATTCGCTCTCGAATACGCATAGGCACAATGCAGGTGACATCAACAAAACTTTTGCCCGAACGCACCGCACCGCTTTTTATGTTCCAACGATGTGTAGCGTTTGCGATATATTCTTTTTGTTTAATCGTGTACGGCATTGTTTGTGCTCCTTTCTGCGTCATCTTTGATTTCTTTCAAAATGCTGTCGAGCTTGTCAAGTGCGGTCTTGTCGGTTTCCTCTTTTTGCTTATCCCGCCACTTGTCGGGGCGGCGGTTTTTCAGCCAAAATATTTGTGCAGTAGTGTTGCCCTCAAGAGCAGAGGACAACAAAGCATTTTCAACTTCATAGTCCACAACCTCTTTGCCTTTTTTTAGGGACTGCGAAATCTGCGGATATTTTTCTTTCCATTCATAAAGTGTTCTTTCGCCTATGCCTATATTCTTAGCTATCTGCTCATCGGTCAAACCGTCCCTTGCCCAACCCTCAAGCAGTAATAAATTTTCTTCTTTCAACCATTTTTCATACTTTCCTTTTGCCACCGTCACCACCTCTCTTTATGTAAAAATAAGCAAAAGAAAAGACAGCACATCTCTGTACTGTCTTTGATAGCCACCCGGATTTGCACCGGGGTCTTTCGTGAATCTTTGGCAACCAAAATCTATTGAGGCTAAGTAGCTTTGCTAAATAACATGGAAATTGGTTTTAACTCAATGTTCAGCCAAGCGAACGTTCTCCTACTCTACTATGGCTTATCAACTTTATTTTCCCATATTTCAATTACTTTGTCAACAATTTTCTGCTCTTTTTCACTCAATTTAAAAGTACCTTTTTCATTGTGAAAATATCCCTTATGTGTATGGGGCTGAGTCCATTTACCGCTAATTCTATGCGGGTGATCAATATCAACCTGTTTATATCTTTTGTTATGCTTATCAAAATAAACTATTGATTTTGGTTTATCTTGATTACTTACTGTAACATAAACCCTGCCTTTTGTCATAGTTTCAAACGGCGGTGTTATATTGCCCTTGTTAATTTTTATAAATTTGATATTACCTGATTGATACACTGTGCGGTATTCTGTACCGTACTTCTTACCCTTATCACTTATACCACTTGAAGAGCCTCGTCCGCCCATTATAACACCCTTTTGAATTTATTATGATTTAATTTTCTTGCCTGTTTTCCAGTCAATTCCTTGTTTTGCCAGTAATCGCCTTGCGGCTTGTGTCGATTGATTATCAGGGTGCCCGTGAGCAGTTGTTAATCTTCTTTCTGTAGGTGTCTTATCTCTAATCACACCCTTACTTACCAAAGATTTGTATTCCATTCTTGCACTCGCACGCTTACTTGAATAATCCGCATTAGCTTTCAAGACCTCTTTCTCAAACTTTTCCTGTCCGCGCTGTGTTTTCAAAGCTCTGTTTCCTCTAAGCTTATCAACCGTATAACCACTCGAAATATCCCCAACTCCTTTTAATTTAAGGAATTCATCCTCGGTAATAGCATTTGAAGGAATACCGACTGGGTTTTTGATCTTTGGGATTACTCTAAAACTTCCGCCTCTTCCGCCCATTATTCTGACCTCCTAAATTTTTCCTGAAATGATTTGATGTTGATGATGTTTCCCGTACATTCTTCGGGGACTCTGCCGTAGAAGATAATTGTTTCAGGCTGTAAGCGTTCAATCATTTCTTTGTAACCTTTCAAAAACAGTTCTTTGGCAATCTTGTTTTTCTGTGTGCCGACACTTGACACGGCAACAGTACCGCCAATAGGTTCGCCGTCAAAGCACCATTCAAAACTCTTTTCATCACTCCAACAAATTGTAGGTATCACCTCAATACCGTAGAGCTGTAAATATGCACCTATCCAATGTTTGCGATAGTGATTATAAATTTGCAACGCTGTCGGATAATCAGTGTAAAGACTGAAATCAGGCGACAACACACAATTAAAATTTTGTAACTTTTCAATGTACCTGTCGGGTGTATTCCACAACCTCTGAAACTGGTAATCGTCAAGGAAAAAATGTACTCCGCAATCACTTTGCTTACTGCTTAAAATTTCGTTAAATCCGATGAATTTGTTTTCAGTAATTTTTGTAGGCTCGATAATCGGGGTGTCATATTCTCCTGCACCTTCAAAAATCGTCCTTGTACTGTTTTCGTAACCTGTACCGCATTTATCTTTATACATTAATTCCACCCCGCAAAAGCAAAACCGCCCTCAACGAGAGCGGTCTGCCGTTATTTTGAAAAAGAACTACAAAATGTCTCTTATTATCGATTTCTTCATTTTATATTATATCACCCCTATTCGGGACATCGGGACAAATTCACCAATGATGTCGATAACACATTTTCTTTATGCTGTCGATTGTGTTATTACCGCCAACCTTAGTTAAAATCTTCGCCCAGCTGTATCGCAAGCTAAGGTGCATAAACAAACAGTTCTCCACAAAATCGTCACGGGAGAGGCTGTTGAGTGCTGCGTTTCGGCGGATTTCAAGGTTTTGTATCTCCCTCTGAATATCTGCAATCTGCACAACCGCATTGCCTACCTTGTCCGAGGTCTGACCTGCACTCGGTAAATCCGACAGCTTAGGCGATGTATTGTCAGCCTCGGCGGCTATGCGTGCAATCTTAGCTTTTAACCTCGTAATTTCTCGGTTTATGTCTTTGATTTCTTTTGCGGTCATTTTCATTTCTCCTCATTAAACATACCGAGTTGTTGTGCTAATGCTATAACAGAATTTACAATCAACAGTAAATCTTCGCCGTTGATATTACACATACTGTAACGAACACAGACGTCATCATCGTCAGTGTCACTAAAATCAATAACAAGTCCCTTTTCAACAACTTTTGTGTCGTTGTTATCGTAATAAACGGTAATGTTTTTAATATCTTTCATTTTCTTCTACCTCGCTTTCTAGCCAATGTTTTTTGCAATCAATGCAGTTACCGTGAAATTTATTACAATATTCCATCGGAACATGACCGACACACCCGAGCAAAGTAATATCACCTTGAACCATTTCGTCAATTGACATCTGTTTGATTTTCTCGTAATTAGTCATTGTTTTCCTCCTTATCCATTCTCGCACCGCAATGTGGGCAATAGTTTTCAAATTGATAATGGTTGTTAATGACTTGATAAACAACCTCTCTCCCGCAAGTTAAGCAGTATGCTTCCGCTTCACCTACTTTTCTGACTTTCTTTTTTACCCACTTTGAGAGTTTAACTTCGTCAACAACTTTAAGTTTAATTTTTATACGACTGATTTTTTTAATGTGGGACAATCTAAAAACACAATTACTAACAACCTTATCCCCACAAGTGCAGAAATATCGTAACTTTGGTATTGACAAATTAGCGTCATTTTCAAAGGCTTTTTCACCTGTTTTATGTAAAATGCCCTCAATCACCGTTCCGTCAAAAAGTACGATTTCAACATATTTCCCTAAATGTCTTTCGAGTTCATATCTTGTCATAATTTTTACTCCTTTAAAGTTCTGACTTTTTCGCCATATCTGCGAGTTTGACCTCTGAATAATATTTCTCTCATTTACTTTCACTCCTATTAAATATGATTTCGTAAATAACTTCGTTATGGTATTTCCCACATCTATCCTTAAAAAAGTCTGTAAACACAAACTTTTTGCCGTTATAGTGTTTACAATAGTTATCATAATGCCCCTCAACAGGGTTTCCTTGAATCATTCTCCATTCCATTCTGTGAATATGATAGTAATTGATTATCTTTTTTAGTTCCTTGTAAACATCAAATCCAATCGTAGTATTATTCCTATCAAAAGCGAACAATCCAAAGTTATAAACACAAGAAGAATACCAATCAATAGAATATGCAAAATACCCTATTAGCTTGTTGTCCTCACCGATAATAGCATATTGATAGACATTTCCGCTGCTATTTTCTTCGATTTTAGGCAATTCATTGCCCAAACACCCCATATAAAAAAGCATATTGTCGGTATAGCTATATTCTAATAGCTTTGCAAATATTTCATCTCTGTATAATATTGCAGGTTTAAGCATTGTTTTTACTCCTTTTAAGTTCTGACTTTTTCGCCATATCTGCGAGTTTGACCTCTGAATAATATTTCTCTCATAATATCCTCCTTAAATTCTTCCAAGCCTTTCGAGTGCCGTATATTCTCCGTAGCTGTAATGCGTATTGTGCAGCTTATTATACAAATTGATTTTCTTGCATTTTTCTTCAAGTGTATCTGGTTTATTGTAATTGCGTGCGGCTGTTTTTCTTAATTTGCTGTTTTTCATAATTTCTCTGTGCTGTTGTTTCCTCATTTCAACACCGCACTCGGTGCAGTATTTTTGATTTGCACTTCTTTTTTCAAATGCTTGCATACATAATTCGCAGATTGCCTGTTGTTTCATTGTTTCATCTCCCTTATTTTTTCGCTTATTCTTTTAACAAATCCGTTCTCATTTGTTAATAGCTCTATCGTCTGCAACGCAAGGCTTAGCATTTCGTCTTTGGTTGCCGCCTGCTTGTACATCTTGCGAACGAGATCGGCAGATTTCTTTATATTGTCCTGTATTCTCATACATAGGCTTAAATACTCCTCGTCCTCATCGTGGTACTGTCTGTACTCACTCTGCAATTCCTGTTGAAGTTTCAGGCAAGTAATCATATCCCACCCCTTGTGGCGGTTGTTGTAACCGAGTTTTGCAAGTTTTGAAAAGTATTTGTATTCGGCAGGCGGATAGTCGGTATAATCAAGCTGACCGTCAATAGCTTTATCCTCAAGCCTTGCAAACTCTGTTTTGTCTTTAAAATTTGGTTTCATATATTCCTCCCTGCGGAGGCTTGTGGTGGGTTGAAGCCATTTTTAAATAACCCTTTATATATATAATATTTTTATTTTTCTTATACGAAAGG